CTCCAGCACCGTGTCTGGCGGTACATTCACCATCACCGCCGGCGGTCAGACCACGACCGCACTGGCCTTCAACGCAACCGCTGCGACGATTCAGGCGGCCCTCGAAGCCCTCTCGAACGTCGTGGCTGGTGATGTCGTGGTTACGGGCGGTCCTGTGGCGACGGCTGACGTGATCCTGACATGGGGCGGCCTGTTTAGTGGTACGGCGATCGTCGTGACCCTGGACGACGCCAGCATCACGGGCGGCGGCACGGTCGATGTGGCGGAGACGACGGCAGGCGTTGGTGCTGCCAACGATCTGAACGTCATCAAGGGCTTCGTCGCGGATGTCGAAGGCGTGCAGGTCCATGCCACGGGTGAAGTCCTGGGCAACGTCCTGCTGGCGGGTGACATTCACCGCGATGATGTCGTGTTGCCTACTGGCGAAACGCAGTCACAGCTTGACACGGCTCTGGCTACCACGGCTCTGCGAAGCCTTGGCTTCACGGTTCAAGGTCTTGCAAACGTCGGCTGAGTTACTCAGCCTTTATTGATCCTCAAGTAGACGGCCAGGCCGTCAGAAAACAAGGCGATATACACTATGCCTACTACAGCAGAACTCCTTAACTGGATGACTCTGACGGCCTCTGTCAACGAAATGAAGCGGCCCAATCAGTTCCTCAAGCGGCTCCTCTACGGCAACCACGAACCCGTGGCTACCGAGAGCATCGAAGTCGGTCTTCTTCAGGAAGATCGTAAGGCTGCTCCGTTCGTTCGTGCCGGTGCTGAGGCTCTGATGGTGCAAGGACACAGCGATGTGTTCCGCAACATCTCGGCTCCGAACATTCGGATCAAGGCCGCACTCGATCCCAACAAGCTGATCTCGCAGCGTCGTCCTGGCGACCGCATTTTCGTCAGCGGCAAGTCGGATGTGATTGCATCGGCACAGCGGTACATCACTCAGATTCAGCAGGGTCTCGAAGATCAGGTCATCAACGCCGAGGAGTACCTCATCAGTCGCTCCTTGCAGGGCGTGATTTCCTACTCGGTGGCGGATGAAGAAGTCTTCACCATCACCTTCCCTCGCCCCGCTGCCAACAACGTCACCCTCGATACGTGGTGGGACGATGCTGACCCCGACAACGTGACACTTGAGTTGGACTTCCATCTCATCAAGTCGCTGGCTTCGGAGACCACCACAGGTCTTCCCCTGACGGATGCGATCATGGGCAGCACCGCTGCCACCGCCTTCCTGAAGCTCGCCCGGCTGAAGAACATCCCCCTTGGCAATATCAACCAGGGCACCATTGACTTCACCACGCAGTTCAATGAGGATGGTGTGATCTTCCTCGGCACGTTCAGTGGTGTCCGCCTGTGGCAATACAACCGCAGCGTGATCTTGAATGGTTCGAGCACGGACATGATTCGCACCAACTACGTCGAGTTCATTTCGTCCTCGCCGCAGACTGAACGGGTGCTGTATTACGGAGCCATCCCTGACATGGACGCCATTGAAAACGGCAACATCGTCAGCGAACGGTTCAGCAAGTCGTGGAAGGTCAGCGACCCCTCGGCTCGCTACATGCTCGTCCAGTCCCGCCCGCTGCCTGTCCCGCGTCGAGTTGACGCGAGCTTCAGCGTCAAGGTGCTCGCCTGACGTTTGGTTCTTCGATGTAGAATAGAGACTCACAAAGCGGGAGGGTATTGTTGCCCTCCCGCTTTTACGAACAAAGGAAACACCCCCCATGCCTTATGTAGTTGAACCCGGTGCCTCGGTCGTCGTCCAGCGAAACGGATACCCCGTGGTCGTTCGCTCCGGTGAGACGATTCCCGACAGTGCCTTGAAGAATGCTGCCGCCCACCTGAAGTCGGGCTTCGTCCGAAAGGTGAGCGACCGGCAGGCCACAGTTGCAGACAAGTTCGCCCTCACGGGCATCCCTCAGAGGCAGTTAAGCGAGCATGTCCCTGGCGTCAAGCTCGAAGACACCCTCACCCGAACCAAGGGCGGCTTCATCAACGAGCCGGACGACAAGCCCATCGTGGTCAACACGAAGGACAAGGAGAAGCCTCCTGTCACCGAGCTTGGTCTGCTGAACGAACAGATCAAGAAGGACCACCCCGGCCTTGGGTCATTCGAGACCATCGAAGAAGCCAGAGCGTTCATCGACTCCGAAGACGAGTAATCAATGGCAACCACACCAGTATTTATTGACTCCGTAGAAACAGTAAAGAGCCGCTTGCGGCTCTCTGGTGCGGTTGCCCCTGATGCGTTGGAGATGATCGACAACGGCATCGTCAATGCTCGCATCCAAATCTATGCACGGCTCTCCGAGACGAGGGTGTCTGGTATTCAGGCAATTGCATTTGTTGAGAATCCGACCAACAGGACTCAGGTACTCAGACTCCTTGCCAATCAGGTCGAATCCAACCTCATCAAGCTGTTCCTTGTCGAACACATGGAAGTCCGCTTCGTGGACGGTTCCGCTGACAACCAGCAGAACTGGAATGAGGAAGGAATCCTCAGAGGCTTGGACTCCTTCTCTATCGGCAGGCTGAAGGACCAGCTTCGCAAGGACATCGAGAACGGCTTGTGTGCCTTGGAGACTTCTGATCTGGCGTGTGCTGCTGGCTCTGATATCGTCAGGGCATCATCCTTTGGACCTGCCACAACTCCGGCTGCCCCCGGAGACACCCTCCGAGGGGGCCTGACTAGCGTATTGGATATCATCTAATGTCAGCACGAACTCAGATTCAAGCAGCCCTCATCAACCTCGGCAGGGCTGGTACTTTCCACAAGGTCTCTTACGATTCTGTCAACATCCCTACTACATCAGATGAGACAGCCACACCCAAGTCATGTCTCGCAAATGAGACAGCATCAGGCTTCTCTGTCGATCAGAAGTATGGCAGAAAGATAATCTCTCGTAGGGAGGGGTGGAGGTTCACTCTGCTCCTTAATTTTGACGAAGAAGTGGACGCTGGCGACTTTGAGGAGTCTGTTATGGATACTACTATCCAAATAGCAGGAATAAACTCAACTTCCTATCTAGCAGTTATCACATCGGCAGAGTACAATCACCCAGTAACCAAAGAACCAAGTAGAGGAACTGAAATCCGCTACGGGTTCAACATCATTCCTACTCATCAAGGAGCCTGACCTATGGCTGGACCGAACACTACTGGCTTGCCGCAGACCGAAGACTACCAGCTTGGTCGTGGCATTATCTATCTTGGTGTCATTGACACCACCACTGGCCTCGTCACTGATGACGGCTGGCGAGACCTGGGCAATGCTCCGGCATTCTCCATCACCGCCAACACTGAGAACCTCACTCACCAATCGTCTCGCGGCGGCTTGGCTGTGACGGACCTCGAAGTGCTTCTTCGTGCTGAGTTCCAGATCAGCTTCTCTATTGACGAAATCAACGCCGAGAACCTCTCGATGTTTTTCTTCGGCACCCAGGCTGCTTTCACCAACCCCTCGGTTGCTGGCTTCACCGAACATGCGATGATCGCGGCTGTGAAGCTCGGTCGTCACTACGAAGTCGTCAACTCCGCTGGCGTCCATGCCTACGGCTTCACTGCGTCTGACTTGGTTATGACCAAGGAAGCGTCCCCCTCGGACATCGCTCTCGTCGTGGGTACTGACTACACGGTAGACCCCATCATGGGCACGATCTTCCTGAAGTCCACGGCATCCAACATCGCAGACGGGGACACGCTCAACGCGACCCTCACGGCGAATGCGACCGCAGGTACCGTCACGGAAGTTCGTGGCCTGCTCCAGACCAACCTCCGTGTGACGTTGAAGTTCATCGGTGAGAACCCGGCGAACAACGACGTGCAGACCGAGTACGTCTTCTATAAGGTCAACATTCGCCCGCAGGGTGATAACTCCCTGATCGGCGACGACTGGACTCAGTTGACGTTCGAGGGTGTGGTTGAAGCCAACAGCCTTGCGAACGCCGCTTCTCCGTTCTTGACCATCCGAAACGCTACGGCTGCGACCTAATCCTCGCACACGGCGGGGGCTGTGTTTCCCACTGGCCGGGCCATTGCTACAATGGTCCGGCCAGCTTTATAATGACAGCCCCCCTCTAACCCCCGCAAGGAATCACAACATGGCAAGTTTTCTCAACAAGCGTAGAACCGTGACTCATTCGATCAACGGCGAGTCACTCGTGTTCAGGTCCATGAGCATGTCTCTGGTCCTGAAGGTCACTCAGATCGGCAAGCCCCTCACCAACGCTATCTCCACCATCGTCTCGACATGGGGGATGCCCTCGGTCAAGTCCAGCAAGCGTGACTTTGTGGAGGGAGAGGCCGTCAGCAGCGTGGTCGAAACAAGCACGGACATCGAAAGCATGTCTCTGAAGATGTCGCAGAACAAAGATGCCATCGACCAGCTTTTCTCTGTGGCACTGAACAACAAGGCACTGCTGTTCGAGGTCGCAAAGGACTGCCTGCGGGATCAGTTGGACATCAACGAAGAACAGTTCCTCGACCAACTCGACCTCGATACCTTCGTCCAACTGGTCGATGGTTTCTGGAAGGTCAACGAGGAGTCCTTTCGCCCTTTGGTCCGAAGGTTCAGAAAGCTCGTGCCCGAAAGCCCGCCCGCGGCAAACGAGGAGCAAAGCCCGACGCCCCCGCAAGAGTCTTAAGTCACGATGAGATTATAGATCAGAGCTTTATGATCCTCATCGGACATGGCTTCTCAGAGGACTTCCTGTACGACTTGGACCTTGAGCATTATCAGATACTTGTCGAAAGGCATTTTACTCAGTTCATAGAGGAAACAATGGAGCAGACGTGGAGGACACACATGGCTACTCAAGGTAGTTCTGCTGAACTGAAGAAGTTCCTGTCTGATTATGAACCTGAGAAGAAGTCCTCGCCCGACAGAGTAGCCGACCCTAATGAAGTGGCGGCAGCGTTTGGTATCAAGCTGACGGGAATGTGAAATGGTCGATAAAGGTGGGCTCGATTACAGAATTGACGTAAACGGCTCGTTCGAGTCTGTGCTGCAATCCTTCCGCACCGAGACAGACCTGGCTCGCAAGTCATGGACTGACTTCAAGAAAGCCTTTACTGCATCTGCCTCAGAGACCAACAAGACCCGCAAAGCCATTGCCTCTGTAACTCAGGAGAGTGAGAAGCAGAGGAAGTCCAACAGTAAGACCATCGAGCAACGACTGAGGAACATCTCTGCTACCAAAGCAGAGGCTGTTGCTATCAGGCAGTTGACACGGGAAGCTTTCGCTCAGGAGGTCTCCCTACAGAAAGCACTGATCTCCCGCCGCATCGAGTTCCAGATTCAACGCCGCCGCTTCCAGCAGGTGCAGCAGCAAGTCTTGGCTGAACAAAAGCTCACGCAGGTACTTAACCAGCGTGGTGCGGGTGCTGCCATCGAAGCACAGGCATTCAAGCAGAGAATCAGCCTGACAGATCAGGAGAAGCGGCAACTCAAGCTGCTCACCTCCGCACAACTCGAACTGCTCCGTGTCAAGGAACAGTTGAAGAAGCAGGGGGATCGACTCTCGCCCGATGTAACCAAGCTCCGACAGGAACTTGAGACTCAGAAGCAACTCACCGCAGTCATCGACGAGAGGACCAGAGCAGACAGGATTTCCCAAGGGGCCAAGGCCAAGGGAATCCAACTCACCGATCAGGAATTGCTGGGGCTTCGTGCCCTGACCGGTGCTGAGAAAGCACTGGCTGAGGCTCGCGTACGGCTGGACCGCTCCAAGGTCTCCGCTGACCAGCGTGTGGTGGCACTCAATGCACAGAGGCAGGCTACGGAGGCTCTCGCCAGGGTCGAAACTGCGAGGGCACGACAGGCGTTTCTTGTACAGGCCGCACAAAAGAGTGGGATCAAGCTCACTGATGAGGAGAAGAACAAGCTCGGCCTGCTGACAGAGCAGGAGAAGGCTCTGTTCAATGCCCGCAAGCTCAGGGAGAAGGCTCAGGCTGCCAACCAAACAGAGGTTCAGCAGATCAGAAACGAACTGGCTGCTCAGAAAGAAGTGGCTGAAATCCTTCGGGAAAGAACCCGCAGGGAACTGCTGCTCCAGGCCGCCAAGCGGCAGGGCACCTCGATTACCAATCAGGAGTTGAACCAGCGAGGTCTGCTCAAGGGTGCTGAGAAAGACCTGTTCGAGCAAGAGCAGAAGAACAAGCACCTGCGGGATACCTCATCCAACACTCGGCTGCAACAACTCAAGGCCGAGGAAATCGCCATCAAGCGAATCCAGCAGGCTGATATCCAGCGTGCTGCCGCAGCGAACCTTAAGGCACTTGGTCGAACCGAGTCGGGTCAGCTTGTCACGTTCCGAAGCAGGCTCGAAGGTCTCGTAAAGACCATGAATGCGAGCCGGTTTGTGTCCGGTCAGAATGTCATCAGCTTCCGCCGGCTGCTGACCGTGATTGGTGCGTTCGCCACCTTCCGAACGGCCATCAGGCTGTTCAAGGGTTTCGTCAGTACCATCATCGACTTCAACAGTGTGGTGGAGACATCCACACTTGGCATCGGCTCCCTGCTGACCGCCGTGGGTGAGATCAGGAACGTCACTGGCGAGGCAGTCAGTGCCACAGAAGCACTGACACTGGCTCAGGGCATAGCCCGCGACCAGCTTCGCCTGCTGCGTATCGACGCTTTGAAGACAGCCGCCACATTCGAGGAACTCGTAGAGACCTTCCAGGTCGCCGTCGCCCCCGGCTTGCAGGCGGGCCTGGACGTAGATCAGATTCGCCGATTCACGATTGCTGTCTCGCAGGCAGCACAGGCCATCAACCTGCCGCAGAACCAGCTTGCGGAAGAAATCCGGTCTATCCTCGAAGGCACGATCCAGCAGCGTACCACTCGAATCGCCGTGGCCCTCGGTATCACGAACGAGGACATCCGGCGTGCGAAGGAATTGGGCGTGCTGGCTCAGTTCCTTGAGAATCGATTCGCAGCGTTCGGTGAGGCAGGCAAGCTGGCTCTGACCACGTTCACCGCTATCATCGCCAACACCCGAGGTGCATTGCGTCTGGTGATCGGCAGCGGCGGTGCTGAGTTCTTCGAGTCCCTGAAGACAGAGATTGAGAACTTCCGCCAGCAGCTTGTCACACTGAATGATATCACAGGCGAACTCGAACCCAATCCCCGCTTCGTGTCCGCAGTCAAGATCATCGCCGACTCCCTCAAACGTGCTGTGATTAACGCCAGAGTCTTTGCTGCCGAGCTTGGCTTCGAGGATGCTGAAGAAAGTGCTCGTAATCTTGCTGCGGTCTTCGATGGCATCTCACGAGTGGTCATCTCGTTTGCCCGAGGTCTGCTCAAGGGCGTCGAAGACATCCGAAGGGCATTCACTGCGACCTTCGAGACAGTCCAGAAGATTGCCAAGAAGCTCGGCCTCGAAGAAGCCTTCGATGTAGATACCGCAGATGACTTCCTCGCGACACTGGCTCGCATAGCTGTTGTTCTTACTGCAATTAAAGCAGTCATTAGCATCTCTCTGATTAACCAGTTTACTGTTGCTGTCCAGGGACTTTGGGCTGCATTAATTGCATTGAAAAATAATCCAGTCGGTCTTGCTTTGATTGCATTGGCTTTGATCGTCGGAACCATCACGGTTGCGTATATCAAGTCAAGAATCGAAGTCACTCGTTACTCAGACGCCCTGTTAAATCTTGCGAGTGATTTGGGTATATTCCTGTCGGATGCACAGAAGCAGGCATTCATTCAGGACAAAGTAACTCGGGCTGTGGACAACACCACCAAGGCAACGGATGCCCTCAACAGTGCCCTCGCCAGAAAAGCACCCCTGCAAGAGCAACTGGCACTCAACGAGCAACTTATCGTTGCACTGGATGGACAGAAAAAAGCCATTCGAGAGAGGGACAAAGAATCTGTAAAAGGCATTAATGATGATTTAGCCCGCAGGAAGAAGTTCTTAGCAGAGCTAAATCAAGGCATTGAAGAAAACGCGAATAGAGAAGTAAACACAGGATCGTTTTTGAATCCTGGTGGTTTTAAAAAGCAACTAGCTGATAAAGTAGCTCTGGTAAAAGAGACATCAGACGAAATCAGGAGACTGTTAGAGCCGAGTGACAATGTCGTACTGGACAAGGACAGGGAGGCATTTGAGAGACTCTCAAAAGAGTTAATGCTTAGAAAAGGCGATCTGGCAAATATTGAAAGAATCATCGCAGAGAGGACTGTGCAAGACAACGAAGTAAGGGCAAGTGATGCTAAGATCATTATCGCTGCTAGGGATAGGCAGGCAGCGGAAATCAAAAATCTTGAGGCACAAAGAGAGTTAAAAACTAAAGACATATCCGGAATAGATGCCAAGGTCGAAGCTGCCATCGCTAGGTCCATCGTACTTACAGATGCCTTGGCAAAGGGTGCTGCAAATCCCTTCGAGGCTGCGGAAACCGCACTGAAGAACTTTGCCGACCAGTTGCAGGGACTCCCCGGCATCCTGCTTGGTGTTCGAGGCAGCCTGTCCGATCAGGCCAAGAGTGTCAACGAGCTTGAGAAGGCATACATCGACGCCAATGAAGCAAGGCTTCAGAGCGAGCGTGGGCTTGGTGTGTCAGGCACAGGCAAGAGTCTCATTGCGGAGCAGGCCCGAGCAGAAACCGAACTCAGAGAACGAACTAATGAACTCCAGAAAGAGCAACTCGAAACCGAGAGCAAGATTCTGGCTGCGAGGGAGCAGATTCGCCTCGCTACCCTCAAACAGGTCGGTCTCGATGAGAAGGTCGGCTCTGCTGTAGACAAGCGTGTTGCCCGTCTCCAGAAGGCAGCAAGCCTTCAGACAGCCATCCAGAAGCAAGAGAACCAAGCATCCCTCGCCAGACTCGGACTCACGGAAGCCAAGAAGAATCGGGACACAGAAAAGGTAAGTGCTCTTACTGAAGAAAGCACACGACTGAATGAGGAAATCACCGCGAGCAAGAAGGAACTCGACGACCTTACTGCATCTGCTGCTGACGACTTTGTGGGTGTGCCTGCCGACCAGAGAGCCACCGTGGAAACCGTATCCGGCCAGAAAGCCGGGGCACTCGGTACGGAAGTAGCCCTCAACGAGAGACTCGTACAGATTGGGGAAGACCGTCAGGGCCTCGCGGAGCGAATCAACAAGGTCTCCATCGAGAGACAGCGATTGATTCTGCAAGAAGCTCTCGCTGAGCAGAAGAACCAAGCCGCTATCACCATCGCTCAGTCGAAGGCGGCTGTGGCTCTGGCTGAGGCACAGAAGGCAGGTGCTAGCGAAGCCACCCTTGCCCGTATTGAACAGCAAGGATTGCTGGACATCCTGACCTTGCAAACAAAGCAGACTGAGAAAGCCAGAGAAGATGACATCAAAGCCTTAGAGGCTAATCTGGTCGAGAAGCAGCTTCGTGTTGAGTCTCTCGAACTTGCAGCAGAGGAACTGGAAGCAGGCAAGGAGAAGAATCTGGTTGAGGAGTCCTTGCTGGCAACGATGGAAGCAATCAAGCTCCTTCGTGATGAGATTGTCCTTAAGCAGGAAGAGGGTCTTGCATTCGCTCAGCAGGAGACCATCGAGCTTGAGAAGCAGCAGGCTATTCTTGACTTGGAGACAGTCAGGGAAGAAGAACCAGTTACCACGGGCATTGTTGAGGGTGCTAAGGGAGCCTTGGATGATTCTCTGAAAGAACTCACCGATTACAAAACTCAGGCCACCAGCATCATCAAAGGCTTTGGTGCGACTGTGGGTGGTATCCTCAGCGATGCCCTCGATCCCAACAAAGATGTGGATATTGGGCAGAGATTCGCTGACTTCTTCAGGGGTATCGCCACTCAGATTTTGACCCTCATCACGACCATCGCCACAGCCGCTATTGTCCTCGAGTTTATTCCAGGGGCCAAGGCAATCCTTCAACTGCTGGCAGCGGCACAGGGGGTGAGTGTTGCCCGTGGTGGTAAGATTCCCAACAAGGGCAATGCCTCACCTGCCCATGCGGGTGCCCCCGGATATGACACAGGCGGTAAGATCGACCCCAAATCAGTCCGACCCAAGAACGTCCACCACTCCGACACCGTGCCCATTTGGGCCGCACCTGGCGAGTTCATGGTCCGCACCAAGGCGGTCGCCAAGTACGGCATGGGTGTCATGGAAAGAATCAACAAAGGTCTGATCGACGCATCAGAACTCCGTGCCGTCGCAGGTATTTCGGGTACAATCAACCGCAGGCCAAGAGGATCGTCGAGACAGGTGGGCTTTGCCGAGGGTGGACCAGTGGTGTCTCGCCAGTCTGTGTCCACCATCACAGGGACAGCAGGCCAGCAGGGGTCTGGATTCCAGCAGGCAGTTATCGTGGCCGACGAGCAATCTATGGAACGACTCATCGGCGGCGGTGAATCAGCCCTTAGAGCGTTCATGCAGAAGAACAAAGCAGTCTTGAGGTAACGAAATGTCATTCCATGCCACAGCAGAACATCAGGACAGAATGCTCTATCGCATGGTCAAGAACGATGCGACCAGCTACACCCCCGCAGCAGCGGTGTACCTTGGCCTGCTCACCGCCCTGAGTGCCGACGGGGATACCTTCACAGAAGTCACTTCTGTCGAAGGGTATGCACGACAAGCCATCACCTTCGGAGTCCCTGACGCCAACGGCGTCTCTGCAAACACCTCTGCGATTGCTTTCGGTGCTGCCACAGCAGACAAAGGCACGGTGACTCACTACGGCATCTACGATGCACTCACCGCAGGCAACCTGCTCTACTTCATGCCGATCTCAGGCGGTCTTGAGTATGACGTGGGCCTTTCCGTGTCTCTCGCCATCGGAAACGGGACCATCGCCTACGAGGGCCATGTGGTCCCGACCATGAGTACCAAACTCATCAACTACTACCTTCGCAATCAATCTTGGACGGCGATCACCGTGGTCAAGATCGCCCTTGCTACCGCCTACACAGATGAAAGCACCTTCACAGAAGTCACGGGCGGCAGCTACGCCCGCGTGACCCTGAGCCTCACGGGCACGCCCTCAGGCAGTGTCTTCACCAATGACACAGAACTTGCCTTCCCTACTGCATCTGCATCGTGGGGCACAGTAACCCATGCCCTCCTGATGGCGGGAGATACCAGCACAGTCATCATGGCTAAGGCCAGATCGTCTGCGAAGTTCGTCCTCTCGGGCCGCACCATCAAGTATCCGATTGGGAACCTCGCAATCTCTATGGATTAACACATGCCCGCTTTAGGATTCCTCGATAACCCCGCCGAGCAGAGTCACCTCAAGCTCACTGGCAACCTGATCTTCGGTACTGCCCACTCTCAGACAAGCCCTAATGGGTTTCCTGAGAGTTGGTTTTCCTTTTGGGTCAAGTTGGATGCTCACGCAGATACCAGCAACAACACCATCATTGCTGATTTCTTCTCATCGGACCCGACCAACCAACGCATTCAGATTTTCTATCAGAACAACCGCATCGGAGCCAGGGTCTTCACAGGCACCGGCACGACCACAGTAAGGATGGATTCAGGCTCGAACCCCCTTCAGACGTGGCACCACGTCCTTGTGGCACTGAAGTACGACACCATCGGGGGCAACTACGAAGTCTACATCGAAACCAATGGTGCGTTCACCCTCGGATTCGGGCAGGCTGATCTGCCAGCGGACACGTCTTTCCTGCGACCTGAGTCGGCCAGCAACACCTCCTTCATTGGCGGCAATGCGGTCGCTCCGTTGCTTTTCGCCAAGCTCTCGGTAACTCGAATCTCGTGCGGTCATGGCGACATCTTGAACCATGCCAACCTTGGTGTGTTGTCGTCCTGTGCTGATCCTCGAACTCTCCTGAGCGATCTGCTGGACAATTACTGGTCGTTCGATATTCCCAAAATCACAGTCGTCAGCGTCAATCCAGACACGGGGATTCTCTATTGGGGCAAACAAAACGGGGATGGTATTTATCTCGCGGACCTGCCCATCGCCTGCGACATTGACCAGGACACCTTTGCTGGCACGACGACTCTATCTCTCAACGGTGTTGTAGACAACGGACAACTCTCAGACACCTTCGCAGGGACGACCTCCCTGTCGATTCTGCACGATCTGGTGTTTGACAGCATCACCATCGCAGATCAGTTTGCAGGCACCACTGTCTTTGATATTGTGTCCTCCCACGACATCAAATTTGACGACACCTTTGCGGGCGAGACCACCCTTGTAATTGGTGGTCTTATCGCAGGTGACTCTGATTCTTTCGCAGGGACGACCACACTCACCATCTTCGGAACCAGCACCCTCGTCACCAACCCGACGATTGATGATGCCGTCGATCCTGATGTGTTCCCGACATCTCCGGATGATCTGTGGCTTCCCTACGCCCACCAACTCAATAACTGGATCACCTCAGTCACCCTGAGCAGTGCGTACACCACAGATGTAAGCACTGCCCGCAGCACGGATGAGCAGAGGACTATCCTTCGAAGCAAGCCTTTCAGAGCAGAGACCGCCAAGCTCTCGGGCATGTCCCGCACAGACACTCACCGCATAGGAACACTGCTCAGAAGAATGGGAACCAGTCGGTTCTTGTGGCCCCTCTTTTGTGATGTGAGCCTCGCCACAGGGGAAGCTTCGGGAACGTCCGTGCCCTGTGATACTACGTCCAGAAGATTCTTCGTCGGTCAGAGAATCTCCGTGGTGGGCAGGCATGTGGTGGTCTCGGGCACGGATGGTGAGATTGGCATCATTGCAGCCATCACAGACACAGAAATTACTCTTGCGACATCCTTGACAGGCACTTTCGCTGAAGGGTCTCTTGTGTATCCTCTGATGGAAGCAAGACTCCTGCTCACGGGGGACATGACATACCTCAATGACTCAGCAGGAGAAGCAACCCTCTCAGTAGAGGAAAATATCTCCTACGCCACCCTGCCTGCACTCCTCAAAGCATCGAACCAGCCTGCGGGCTTCCCGTCCTTCCAAGGACTGCCCATATTCAACGTCGAGCCTCTGCCCGGCAAGGGAGAGATGATTACCCGAAGGATTGGCGGGCAGGAGAACCTCGGCAGAGGCTTCCTCAGCACAGTATGGGGGAGCAGGCCGAAGAACGGCTTCAATCTCAACTTCAACTTCTTCAATCGAGAAGATGCCTTCTCTGTGATTCGATTCTTCGACAGCAGAGCAGGCAGGGCATACCCTTTCTGGTTCCTCAGCCCTTTCTCGGACTTCGTTGTGACCGACCTCACGGCAAACGATCACTTCGTTACTGTGACAGCCGATGAGTCACTGGCGGACTGGAATCTGTTCTCCTACATCGGCCTCGTCAGGACTGATGGGACTATCTTCATCTCATCCTTCTCTGATGTCACAGAGAATGCTGGTGAGTTCACAGTCACACTAGACAGGAACATCCCCTCCGGCTGGACGACCGACAATGTCGAGAGGTGCTCGATAGCGATTGCCGCCAGACTCGATTCGGACGAGCTTGTGGAAACGTGGCTCAACTCTCAGGTGTGTACGCTGTCACTATCCATCATCGAGGCTCAGGCGGACGAAATCTCTGATCCCGTGTACGAAATCCCCGAGACCCCTCCGACTGTCCCACCACCACCGCCGCCTCCGCCGCCGCCGCCACCGCCTCCGCCGCCGCCGCCACCGCCGCCGCCGCCACCACCGCCGCCCGCGGTGCCGAGTTCCTGCGACCCTGCCCTCACAGACACCTGCTGGATCATCGACAAGGCTGTGGATACGTTCGTGTCTAATACCGCCTGCAATGATTTGCTGAGTGGTGCCTTTTGGGATGGTAAGTTCTCATGGTCTCCGGGCTGCCTGTGGCCTGCCGGAGCCGGTAGAATCGGTGGTGGAGGTGATAGCACGCCCAAACGGAACGGCAACACCTTCATCCAGCTTCAAATCTCAGTAAGGTGGCTATTGAGGATTCGCTGCTCTGACTCGGAAACAGCGTCGATTGCCATTTGGGAAGGTGAGAAGACAACAGGCACCGACCCGTCGGGTGCTTACACACGCACGGCAGGCTCTGATACCACCACGACCATCACAGTAGCATCGACAACATGCCCTTGAGCTAAGTTATGACTTCTCTAAACACAGACATCGTTCGAGGATCGGCCTCGCTAGTATTGTTCGAGTGGGCCACAGGCAATGTCCGCAGGTACACCAACTGGACAGACAGGATTGTGTTCGGAGGTTCTAACTTCTCCTCTGTGCCTGAGATGTCTGTTGATTATGGCGAGCAGTCGGGCGGCTCAAAAGACGAGCCGGTCAAAATCATCCTCCCGTCCAACATTGTCCCTGTAAGCACACTGGCAGCAGGCACTCTGTCCTCTGAGGTCTTTGTGACTGTGTGGGATATCGTCCCCGGACAGGAAGCGTCTGCCGTGGTGTCCTTCAAGGGTTCCATCAGAAAGACCATCTCGAACTACCAGAAGAAGCCCGGCATCAACATGGCCGAGATACATGGCGTGAAGGCAAGGCTGCGTGTCCGACTCGGCATCCCCGCAAACCATCTGTGTGCATGGTCCTTTGGTGACGGCAACTGTGGTGTGGATACCTCTGCGATCACAGAGACAGGGACAGTCGCAAGCATCGACGGCAGAGACATTAGTGTTACCGGCCTCACGACCATTGAGCAGGGCTACTGGAACAGAGGATTCGTCACCAAGAGTGGTCTCAACATCCTCATCAGGGAGCATGTGTCGGGTGGCTCGTTCAGGCTCATACAACCCCCTCCCTTGTCGTGGTTGGGCCAGACAGTCGTGCTGACCCCCGGTTGCGACAAGGCCATCGAAACATGTAGGGATAGGTGGAACAACGAAGCTCAATTCTGTGGGACTGGTATCCAAATCCCCGACAGACATCCTCTGTTCGAGGAAGGGAACGATGATTGAGTGGCATCCACTTCCAGACAAAGGCAAACAGGACAGACTCGGCGAAATAATCCAGTCTTGGAAGGGCACGCCCTGGCTCTCTAGACAGTGCTGCAAGGGCGGGGGCGTGGACTGCATCAACTTCGTCGTAGCTGTCCTCAATGAGATGCGAGGTAGGTCTTATGGCCCTCTTGAGACCAAGAACAATGCCTACCACAAAGCAAACAATGGTCATTGGAGAGAGACCTACAGGATCATAAGAGAATCCTTTGGCGACTCAGCACCCTTGCATTTGACTGACCCTCTGGTTGTGTTCCCTGGCGATGTATTGCTCATTGAATCAGGCAGGGACACAGGGCATGTTATAATCGTCGGGACTAGAAAAAACACCCTGCACCATGCCCTTTCTGGTCAGGGTGTGCGAATGATCGGAACAGGCAACCTCTACCCCGTGACGGGTCACTGGAGGGATTGTTGGGAACACTGGACATGATGTATTTCTTAGCCGAAATCGTAAACTATGCCCCTTCTCTGCCTCCCGTCAAGGCCGAGCCTGCAACCATCACATCACTTCTCATAAGCCTTGCAGTTAGTGGTGTATTGTCTGTTGCTGCCATCCTGCTCACACCCAAACAAAAATCACCAAGCTCTAAGTCAGACGACAGACCCCCTACCCTCTCTAACAGAGGCAGCTTCATTCCCCTGATCCTCGGCAGAAGAAGGACCGCCCCCGTGATCGGGTGGATCGGCAGGCGAAAGAGAGGCAGTAGCAAAGGTGCAACCACATACAGAGAAGATGGCTGGCACATGATCTGCATCGGACCAGCGGAAAAGCTGCACCAGATTTG